TCAAGGACGCTGGATATGAGGTAGTTGTGAATACGACCCTCCGTGTTGGTCATGAGAAAACTCTTGTAATTTAAGACTTTGAACATCGTTATTGAGAAACTTTGTTCTCTTGTTCAACTCTTTTAGTTTTTTTTCTACCAAGACCTTCTCTTGTGAATATCTTTGTAGAACTTTTTTCATTTTATCATACCATTTATATAAACGTTGGAGATCTTCATCTATGTCGTTGTATTTTGAAATTAATCTGTAATCAGTTGGAAGAAGGCGAATATCTGAAGCAACTTCATCTAACCGTGTTTCAAGACCGTCACATTCGTCTTTTATTTCAGCGTGAGATTCCATACTTACCATACTCTTGTGTTTTATTTTTTAATATGCTCCAATACGTTCAAATGATGTTTCTTTATCATTCATAATCTCTGATGCTCTTGAACAATCTGTGACGACTTCTCCCACAAATCCTTGTTCAACTGGATTAATTTTAATTGCAAAAGGTTCATAGGCGTTGTGGCTACAATGTATCATAGCGTTACTATTTATATAGTTGTAGACGTAATAGGCTAAAAAGATCTGATCAACCAAATATGCGTCGCGGTCACCTGTGTGTAAATCAATAAACTCTTGCATTAATTTTTGTCCTTTCATATACTTACATGGTACACTGTTAATATTACGAAGTGGTCCGGGTATACCGATCTGTTCTAAACAATTGTTTCGGCACCCAAAAGTTCCCGCAAGAATGGGAACCATGTGGTGTTTATGATCACGTATGATATGAAAATCTTTGTTGGACTCCAACCATTCATTTACAAGTTTTACTTCTCTTTCTGAAAATCTAGAGTCTGCATCCCTAGACAAAACTGTAGCATCTTTGATGAACAAGTCTTCAAATCTCCACAGAGTATTTGAAGCTTTAGTTTTAGTGCCTGGGTGATGAATCATTTCAACGTTATCCTGCCCTTTCAACCAATCCACGATATTTTGGGGTACTGTGTCATTGTAATGAACACGAACAATCCATCCCTCATAGAATTTCTTTGCGTCCAAAACATTTTCAATAATTCCGTAAGTATACACTTTGTTGTCTCCCCATAAAGAATACGTAATATACTTCATTGTTATTTAAAGGGGTGTTTACTTTAACTTCTAGAATGGTGAAGATTTCTTACGCTATTTGTGTATGCAATGAAGATCGTGAGTTAAACTCACTCGTAAACTTCCTACTCAAGGTTAAGGATGAGGAGGATGAAATCAATATCCTCGTTGATTCTAAAAATGTTACACCCGAAGTTAGGGAAGTGTTGAAGTCCCATGGTGACAAGATTGTTGTAAACGAGAGGGAGTTTGACGGAAAGTTTTCTGATCATCGCAATTATCACGCGACCAAATGTACCGGTGACTATATCTTTGCCATTGATGCCGATGAGATGCCACAAGAAGCACTTATCACCAATATCAAAACCTTTGAGGGAGACATCATGTATGTGCCACGAATTAACATCTGTCCGGGTTATACCGCTGATTGGATTACCGACTATAAGTTCAACCTTAATGAAATGGGGTGGGTCAATTGGCCAGATTATCAAGGTAGGTACTACAAAAATAACGGAGAAATCAAATGGTCTAACGATCTTCACGAGAAACTTGAAGGTCCCAATCCCGACAAAGTGGCTATGCTAGAAGCCAAGCCTCTCGTTGCATTGTGGCATATTAAGACTGTTGAGAGACAGGATCGCCAAAGAGCCTACTATGAGTCTCTTTAGCCGCTTTAATCCTATACTCAAGGTCTGTAGAAGGCCACTGAATTAAAAAATCACCCTCTTTCCATTGTCCATCGGTCCCAAGAATATCTTTATATTCAGATCTGTTCTTGAGAAGCGGTAAATTGGAATAGTCGTAGGAGTTCATCACACGTTGTGGGAGAACTTTCCCAACACTTGCCCATAGGGTTCCTCCAGGTGTAATACCACTTTCACGCAGATGACTTCCCACAAACATATCTTGGATAAGTTGATTCTCATAGAGATACCAATTCCTGTACACAGGCATACCGGCGATAATAGTGTTTATAAAAGCCTTACCGACTGCATTATTTCTGATGAGCATGTTACCACAGTTTATACCGTTGCAATCAGCTGGAATCAAAATATGGATATTGGGACCCGCGTGTTCTTTGATGATATCTTCAAGTTTAGTTTCCATATTTGTAATCATAACGTCTGTGTCTGTATTGAAAATCCATTCAACTTCGGGATTTTGTTGCATAACCTTCCGAATCACGAAGATTTTAGCCCAACCCATTGGAATGTGGGTGTCTGGAATGGGTGGTTGAGGTTTAGCCATCATTGGTTTTCCGGCGATAGAAGCACCACCATCACTCGCGTAATGTAGTTGGTACCCATGTTTATCACAATATTGCTTTTTGTTTTTGTGTAGAGTCCATTCAGCGAGTGGTTCATATTTTTCGTCGTGGACAGATACAACAGCTATCATCTTTTAGGATAAGAGATGTGCACGTCTTTAACTTAAAGATTACATCGGTTCATAAATTAGCATGAAAAGGACCATTTTGAATCTTTTTAGAAACAAGCTTAATAAGGTCAAAAGCGTGGGTATAACTTCATATGATTATCCAACTTCACGTATAATCAACAACTGTAACGTAGATTTCATTGTAGTTGGTGATACAGCTGGTTCAACGGTCCACGGAATCAAAAACTTAAATGAAGTTCCTATGAGTATGATGTTAACACATTGTGAAGCTGTAAAACGAGGTTCACAAAATCAATTTCTTGTTGGAGATATGCCTTTCATGTCATATCAACCATCAAATGAGACCGCCATTCGTAACGCGGGCGAGTTTGTAAAGGTGGGTATGGATGCCGTAAAAGTTGAGGGGTATTTCCCAGATAGAATTAAATCAATTGTTGACTCGGGAACTGTGGTTATGGGTCACTTGGGTCTTACACCCCAAACACAAGCTAGGTTGGGTGGATATAGGATTCAAGCCAAAACAAGTGATGAGGTAGATAAGCTTGTGAGTCAGGCTAGGGATGTAGAACAGAACGGCGCCTCCCTTCTTCTACTGGAAGCGGTACCAAAGGAAGTCTCTAGAATAGTTAGAGATGAACTCAAAATTCCAGTGTATGGTATAGGTGCGGGTCCATGTGTAGATGGTCAGCTTGTGATATCCCATGATATTTTAGGTATGTTTTGGGATTTCAAACCAAAGTTTATTAAACAGTACATCAACGGTGAACAAATGTTTCATAACGCCATTAATGAATACGCGAATGATGTTCATTGGAAAAAGTTTCCTTCGGATGAGCATAGTTACAACATGAAACCCGAAGAACTAGATAAATTATTGGGTATGTCAGGAAGTTCGTGGAAATATGATTAAAGTTTTAGCTCCATAAAATAACATATGAACACCTGTGATTACATTATAGAGACACTGTACCTTAATGGTATAGACACGTATTTTGTAATAACAGGTGGAGCTATTGTCCCATTTATAAACGCAATCTCTAGAAATCCTAAAGTTAAGTACTATTGTTTTCAACATGAACAATCTGCTGCTATGGCTGCCGAGGGGTACTACCGAGCTTCTGGAAAAACAGCTGGTGTAGTTGTTACTAGTGGACCAGGTGTTCAAAACATTCTAAATGGTGTATGTGGGTGCTGGTATGATTCCGTTCCAGCCTTTTTCATCAGTGGACAGGTAAACACAAAAGAGGACCTCTCCAACTTCAAGTCTAAACCTAGACAGACTGGGTTTCAGGAGATGCCTGTGGCTAAGATGTTTGAGGATGTTACGAAGAAGTCCCTACATGTTCCAGAACTTTCTCAACTTGAGGGTATTCTCAAAGAACTACTAACAGAACTTAAGACACCTAGATACGGTCCAGTTCTCATGGACCTACCGGTAAACCTCCAAATGTCTTCAATTGAAGATGTTAATATCAATCTCATCACACATAGTCGCCGGGTTACCCGACGATACGATATTTCGGAGTATCTGTACAAAAGTAAGAGACCTGTTGTTGTGTTTGGTCATGGTGTAAAACTGGCGGGGGCAGAGAAAGACGCTATGAAGTTTATTGAAAAGACGGGTATACCCTTCCTCGTTTCTTGGGGTGCATTTGACATATGTGCTAGTGATCACCCACTTCGGGTAGGTTCTCCAGGTGTATACGGTGATCGGGTATCAAACTATGTCATTCAGAATGCGGATCTCATCATATCTGTGGGAAGTAGACTCGATAGTCGTCAAATTGGTGGAAGTGGACCTATGTTTTCTCCATACTCAAAGAAGATTATGGTAGACGTTGACATTGAGGAAATCAATAAAATGCCTGAAAAGGGTGTTGAAATTGACCTCGGTATAGTCAGCGACGCTAAGAATTTTTTTAATAGTGTTATCATTGATGGATATTGCGATGATGACACGATGGATACTCGTATAGCGTTATGGACCAATAAGATTAACGAGTGGAAGTACAAGTACGGCGAAGAGAAGACGCGCGAAGGTGATTCAGCTGTTTATGATTATCTAGACGAGTTTTTCAAGGATCTCCCAGATGACTGTATCGTCATTCCAGATCAAGGTGGGAACTTGGTATGGACGATGCAGTCTGCCAAGCTCAAGGATGATCAGAAGCTTTTCACAAACTTTGGAAATTCCTCTATGGGCTTTGCACTCCCATGTGCCATTGGTGCAGCGATTGGATCAGGTAAGAAAGTGTATTGTATTGACGGAGACGGTGGTTTCCAGATGAACATTCAAGAACTTCTTACAGTTAAAAAGTATGATCTCCCCGTTGAAATTATTATACTAAACAATAGTGGCTACGGAATCATCAAACAGTTCCAAGATAGTTACTTTGATTCAAAATATGTCGCGACATCTAAGAATGATGTATTTGGTGATGAAGTTGACTTTGTAAAAATTGCAGAAGCCTATGGTGTGAAAACTCTACGAGATATTCCCATACCAGAGACACAAAAGATTTATCCAAAATTGGAGTTTGGAAACTCACTTGAAAATATGACACCCTATATTGATTTTGAAAAGGATATGATTGTTCCCGTTCCACCTAAAAAGAAGTTGGGGTGGAATTAAGCATCAATATGCATATATACATTATCATTGTTTGATTCCAATGTTTTAATAAATTTATAATTAATAGACTTTAAAAAATCTTCTAGATCCTCTCTAGAATACCCGAAACGTTCACTGTGACCGTTTTCACATACTTCTAAGACTATGACAGGTCTGTGCTTTTTGATAGTTTCTATCCCACCCCTAAGTGCATACAATTCATACCCCTCTATATCCAAATGAATTAAATCTATTTCGTTGAACTTTATATCATCAATTTTCAATATAGGCATATTTACCTTTGATTCAACCACCAATAGGTTTTCGGGTAACTCCTTCTTGGTTTTAACATGAATACTCCCAGTATCCATGATTTCTAATGGATTTTGTATAGCTGTCATTCCATGTGTATCCCCCAAACACGCTTGAAACTTTACAATATTATTGCATTGGTCGGTGTTTAATACCAAACACGTCATATTAGTATTATCAGGTTCAAATGTATACACATTCTCGTAATGCTTGGCATATTCTAATGTATATACACCACAATTACCACCTGCTTGGAGAACTGTACCCTTCCTTTTTACATACGTATTGACTTCCGATATAACAGGTTTAACTGTTTTTACTAAATGTGGGAATGAAAACCTATCCACATCTGGCCAATAATATTCAACCCCATTAATATCATCTTTTCTCAAAGAATAGTTTTTCGTATTTGATTTATTGAGCCAATGTCCACCTAATTTTTCTTTAACTTCTTCACGTTTTTGTTTTAATGTAGCCATTACTCTTTTTTATGTTTACATCTTTAACCATTAAATACATATGCCTCATCTAAACCGTTATCGTCTTCAATTTCGTATGTTGCACCGAAAAAATAAGCCCATTCGGATAACAATTTAGATTGTCCCGAAATATTGGTTTCCTTTTTTGTACACAAACCAGTTACATAGTCATTTACTACTCTACATACTTCATCAATGTGAACATAGGAAAACAACTTATCCTTTTTTATAATAACATGCTTCTCATTTTTACAAACTGCACTAAATCTAGTAGGGAGTTCACCGGGACCATAACAACCCCAAATTCGTAAAATGTGAGCGTCGTCAATCTTATGAATACGTTTATCTATAATCCATTTAGAAAGACCATACGGGTCAATAGGTGGATTTCCTCTAAGAGATGCACCACTTGAAAAATACAAAAGTTTACCTTTAAAAGATCGTGCAACATTTTCAAACATTGTAATGTTATTAAATGTTGTACCTGAACTTTTCTGATCTATACTCGCCGCACAATGAACAACGACGTCAAAACTGTTTCTATCAAAAAAAGACTCAACTTCAGATTGTTTTGTAAGGTCTAAATCTTCACGACTTACACCTATCCAATCTGGATATTTTGACAGTATATTTTTACCAATGAAACCTGTTGATCCCAAAACGCAAACACGCACGGGTTTGACAAAATGATTAACAAACTCTTGTATTCTCTCTGTAAAACTTTTAGAGGGTTTCCAACCCAAAGACTTTATTAAGTTTGGAGGGGCGTCTTGAATTCCAGTTCTACCAGATACATTTTCCTCTACAAGTTCATAATCAAAATTAGGTATATTCATTGCACTAGCCAAATACTTTAAGAATTGTAAATTGGTAATGTAATCATGCGTGGTATTGTAAATTTTACCGGGTGGTTGGTCTAATATAAAAAGAACCATGTCAGCTACATCATATATAGACGTCCACCTCTTCCCCAATATTTCACCGTTGTGTGTGTGAAGTGTAAATTTTTCTTTATTCATTAATTTTTTCAATGCAATCATAGGAAATCTTTCTTCTTGACAAAACTTACCAAATGTGTTATTGAGTCTTACGATTGAACACGGGACGCCGTAACTTGAATGATATGCCTGACATATTTGTTCACCCGAATATTTAGTGGCTCCGTACATGTTTATAGAAGAACACATATCATCTTCTAGACACATTCCATTCTTTCCATAAACTTCAACTGAACTAAAATAAATAAAATGTGACACGCCGTGTTGTCTAGCTATTTCAAGGGTTTTTACAGTTTCCATAATATTGTCATTCACAGCTCCAATTGGATTTTCTATACACGATAAAGAACTTGGATTTCCTGCGATATGCAGTATAACATCAATATGAACATCTGAATTCCAAACATAAACTCTTTCTTTCAGATCCATCATTTCCAGTCTATCATTATCTTTGTGTGGGCGTTTGGTATAATATACACACCAATCTGTCGTGTTTAGGATGTACTCAATCATAGAAGCCCCTACAAAACCTCGTGCACCTGTAACTAAAACAGTTTTCATCTAGTTTAAAGACTACAGTATTCTTTAAACAAATGCCCAAGAAAGTTTGGTATGCACCCAACAAATTTGAGTCATATGGGGAGGAAGAAATTAAAGCCGTTGAGGCTTGCTTGCGCGATGGCTGGCTCGCTGGCTTTGGTGATCGTACTGTGGAGTTTGAGAAGAGAGTGGCTGACCTATTCGGAAAGAAACACGGACTCTTTGTAAACTCTGGAAGTAGCGCAATCCTTTTAGGTCTTTGTGCCCTTAATCTTCCAAAAGGGTCCGAAGTTGTCACACCCGCGTGTGGATTTGCCACAACCGTAGCCCCATTGCTTCAACTTGGTCTCAAACCTGTGTTTTGTGATGTTGGCCTCAATACATATGTGCCAAGTGTTGAAGACCTCAAGAAGGTAGTCACACCAGAGACTAAGTGTCTTCTTCTCCCCAATCTAATTGGAAATGTACCAGATTGGCCCGCCATCCGAGAAGCTTTCCCAGATCTAATTCTTTTTGAGGATTCAGCGGATACTATTACTCACACATATTGCACTGATATAAGCACTACAAGTTTTTATGCTAGTCACGTCATCACCGCTGGTGGTATTGGTGGTATGGTGATGTTTAACGATGAAGAACATCTCAAAAGAGCCCTCATGTTTAGGGACTGGGGACGCATCGGTGACAATATTGAGGAACCCAGTGAGCGATTTAACCATTCAGTTGATGGTATCCCATATGACTGGAAGTTTCTATATGGTGTAGCAGGTTATCACCTTAAGGCTTGTGAAATGAACGCAGCTTTTGGTCTCGTACAGCTTCACAAACTTGAGAGCTTTTTACGAAAGAGGCGTGAAAACATTAAGAGATATCTAGAAAACCTAAAGGATTGTCCCTACTTTACACTTCCCGATGACTCTCAAATTCCAAACTGGCTTGCAATTCCACTCCAGTGCCCCGATCGTTTAGAGATTGTTAAGTATCTGGAAGAGAATGATGTACAGACACGTGTAACCTTTGCGGGTAATATCACGAGACATCCAGCGTTTCGTGAGTACTTGGGTGAGTTTGAGAATGCCGACAAAATTATGAAGGATGGCTTCCTATTGGGTGCCCACCACGGTCTAGACCTTGAAGATGTGGATCGTGTGTGTAATTTACTTAAAACATTTGCGGCTACTAAAGTAAATGCCTAATGCATTAGTAACAGGAGGATGTGGTTTCATTGCATCCAACTTTATAAATAGTATGCATGAACGCTACCCAGATATAACGTTTGTGAATATTGATAAATTGGATTATTGTTCCAACGTGGATAATGTAAAGGAAAATGCATCTGTATTATTTGAAGGCTCCTTGTGTAATCCTGAGTTTGTTGAAAAGGTTGTAAACTTTTATAAATTTGATTATGTATTTCACTTTGCAGCACAAAGTCATGTAGACAATTCATTTGTTGACCCTATAAGTTTTACGATGGATAATACTTATGGTACACATGTACTCATTGAGATGTGTAGAAAGTACATACCAGATGTTGAATTTATCCATTTCAGTACAGATGAAGTTTATGGTGAATCCGTGACGGATGAACCTTTTACAGAGGAAAAGGGTGTTTTAAAACCAACGAATCCATATTCAGCGTCCAAGGCAGCTGCAGAGATGCTTATCAGATCTTACATTGAATCTTTCAATATGAACATCAAAATAATTAGATGCAACAACGTCTATGGACCAAATCAATATCCAGAAAAACTTATTCCAAAGTTCAAGAGACTTCTTAGGGAAGGTAAAAAGTGTACCATCCACGGTAAGCGGTCATCTGAAATTAAACGCGCGTTCATGCATGTGGATGACGTTGTAAATGCTGTTGATGTAGTATGGAAGAGGGGTTCTAGAGGAGAGATATACAACATCGCATCCGATGATGAGATATCTGTCATGGACGTTACAAAAATGATTATCAAAACTATCACAGGTACAGAGGATTATGATAAATGGATTACATATGTAGAAGATAGACCTTTTAATGATAGTAGGTATTACATATGTGCCAACAAACTTAAGTCCCTAGGTTGGAAACAAACCAAAACACGCGGTGATCTAGAGAAGTTTTTGAGTGTTTAAAGATAAAGTCAATCATACACATATAATGACATTCTACCTCCCAGAATCTATGGGATGGGGTAATGTTGCTCTATGTTTATCAGACCTGGTACACAGATCACCCAATCCACGTGCTTACAAGTCCCTCTTAGATGTGGATAGAGGTGTTGAGTTCCATGATTTTGAAATTACAGATGATCCAAATGAAGAAAAGTTTGAACCACGTATTGCGATTAATCCTGGCTATTTTCATCAAGTTCATTCCAATCTTAATAGAATTATTAAACCCACAAAAGAACTCCAGGAAATGATTGATCAGCACCCACATGATTTTGTAATAGGTATGCACATTCGTCGTGGAGCGTGTTCCCAAGATTCGAAGGATATAGGTTGTCACGGTAAAGATGAAAATGGAAAAATTAAACCAGCATACTTTGCTAAGGATAGCGCCATCGAAAAGTTTATCAAGATTGTTGAACACACGACGGGTAAAATATTTCTAGCGAGTGATAGTCGGGAAATTAAGGACATGTTCAAGAAACGTTTTCCGGACAAAATTGTAACTCTTGAGCATGACATAGTACTCACATACAAATGTGACACACTCAAGAACTACGATGTTACGCGAGAGCAAAGACTTGCATGCTACATTGATTGGTTCTTACTTGCTAGATGTAAAGAGTTATATATAACGGCTGGTAATAATGACCTAACCGATTTGTCCACGTTTGGATATAGCGCGGGAGCATATGGGCGATCAAATATTCATTTTGTTTTCAATTAACTCGAAATCTAAAATATTTAGGCGATGATCGTGGTCATCATTTAAAATATATTTGACATTCTTGATATCTACCTTCTTTCCGTAAAGTTCGTAAAACTTATCTTCAACCTTCTTCTTTTTTTCTTCAAACTTTTTGAAATCCTCCAAAAGTTTGTTGAAGTCAATCTTGGGTAGATTCTGGTAGTTTTGAACATAAGCCATCCAATTTGAAGGTTTTCTAGTGTGATGATCCAATGTACTAAATTTTTCTAAATCAGAAGTTTGATGTAAAATTGGTAAGTTTAAAAGTGGTCTTTTACTAGACATCATAAATCCATGAAATACAATGTCAAGAGCTTCATCAACGTTTAGGTTTGCCATAAGTTCATTTGCAAATCTTAGAGTGCACCACCAACCTTCACAACCACCATTATTGGGCAATTGATAAACGCCACCTAATTGAGGTTTTAGATGAAAAAAAGGTGATGTCCCAAGATTGATGAATTGATTATCACGAACATCGTCCGGAACACTTTCAAAATATTTTATCCAGTCTGTGTGAAATGTAACGTCATCGTCTAAAAGTAAAGCATCATCAATTTTCTCATCAATCATTGTTTTAAAAATTGTAAGATTCTTAACCATATTGCTTGTCAACTTGAGACCGTATGGAAGATTTAGTTTAACATTAATCCATTCCACAAATAAATGATCGTGATTGTAATCCTCAACCCAACGAATGTCTTTGATGGGCACTCTCTCCTTGAGATGTTCCTCTAAGAAGACCTTTCTCTCAGGTGCCAGGTTTGGACAATGTCGGATGAACGCAACTTCGGGTATCTTCATATATCGAAACTATAATAATTTCTATAAGTATAATAAACATGGCTGACTTAACCAATACTATGCGAGCATCCAGGATGTACAACAACGCCAAGGCGATTGCCTCTGGTAAAGTTGACCTTGAGGTGTCTTGGGGTACCGTTGGTGGTATTCTCCTCCTCGGCTTCTTCTACATGGTGACCGCCTCCATCGGTATTAACGTCTTCTCCAAGTGTGATTCTATGAAGGGTAAACCTATCCAGGAGAACCTCAACAAATACCTCGCGGCAACCCTCACCATCGCCCTCACTATCCCCTTTACCCTCCTCATCACCAAGCTTGCCAACAACGAAGCGGGTATTTTCATGATCATCTATTCCATCATGGGTCTCATCGGTGGCGCAGCGGCTCTCAACTGGACCCTCAAATGCCCTGACGCCAAGGAGGCTGAGAAGGGCTATTCCGCGTTCAGTGTCGTTTTCTTTACCATTACTCTCCTCGCTTCTGCCTACGTCTTGAAGCCTAAGGCTATGGCCCTCTCCCGCAGTATGACCTCCGGTATGGGCGGTGGTGGATTGACCAGATCTCTCGGATTTAAAAAGGCTTAATTAGGTAGAGTGAAGGATGAAACCAATAGTTATAAATATATACATTCTCATGATGCTCGTGTCGTACGTGATACGTAGGACAGGAACATTAACAATGAATGAAAAAATTAAAATAATAGATTTTTTGGGTTACATGGCACTCAATCCTAATAGAGTGGTGAATCCAAGCATGGCAAGCCTACCATTCTTAAGCTCAGCTTCAGGTGTGAATGACCAGTACTCCTCCTTACCAAAGTCCTTGAGTGTAACAAGAGAACCTACGGCCAGTGCAGTAACAACACCAGTGGCAGCAGCTACATACATTGGATCCTCAGCTTGCTGAATGATATTCTCACCGGACATCATCCAATCAAGAGAACCCCACAGAACACCTTGCATAGCAGCACGACCGTTGACAACCTCAGCGAATCGTGCAGTCTTTAGCATACCGGTATCCAGGGCTCCCTTGACTGGAATCTTAGTGGAAGCGCGTGGAGTCTTCACATCTTTGACAGAGGAGGTGGTAGAAGGCTTAGGAGTGACGCGAGCACAAATAATAGAAGACATTTCTACATTGATGACGTAAGCAATCCTTAAGCCTATTAAAATAGTTTATTTAGATTTGGAAGATCTGGAAGATTCGGAAGATTCTCACTTTCTTTAATGAGGATCTTGTTCAAAATGTAAACTTGGATAGCTAACCCAATTCCGGTATAAGCTACTGTAAAGTTCATACCATACTTTCTAGACTGATAAATGAACCAGAGAGAGCTCGCGATGATACTCAATATGACAGCATTTTTAGACTTCTCGTCAACCTTTTCAGATTTAATCAAGTCCTGATACATCTGTATAAAACCAATACCAAACGCAACCGCGGCAATCACGTTATCTGTATTCATTTTTAATCTATACTAAGAATATAAAATG